TCTTCCATACCTCGCGAGTGAATGAACTATGCCCGTGCCCATCGCCGCCGCCACCCGCGAGAATGGCGAACGGCGACAGGTCGGTGCCTCGTCACGATCAGGCCGCAGAGTCCTGCACCTGAATCGTGGTCTTCTCGGTCTTGATGCCAGAGCCACCAGCCGAGTTGTACAGAGCCTGGAACGGAATCGTCTGCACGATGCCGCTCTCGCCATCCGACTTCTGCGCCCCACCGAGCTTGATGCGCGGCAGCGCGATCGAGATGAAGTCAGCGCCATCGAGGTTCGACGCCGTCAGCGCAGCGATCAGATCGATCTCCGTCTCGTTGACGAACGCATCGCGCAGCGTCGCGGAATCGAAGTACGCCGTAAGCTGACCGCTGACCATCACGCGCCCGGCGAACAGGAACGGCACCATGTTCGAGCCGACCACCGGATCGCCGGAGTAGTTCGACGTGATGTCGAGCGACAGACCCGTCAAGGTGGCGATCGTGGTACCGCCCGCACGCAGGATACCGTTCACCGCAGCTAGGATGCCCGTCGACGTCGCGGCTGTCGGCGAAGTGAAGTACTGCGAGCTGAGCGCGACGGCTCCGCGCTTGGCCGTCGTGTCGGCGTAGTCCTTGCCCATCACTTCCATGTCGATGGTCGCCATGCCCGTCGGCGGGAGCGCAAGACCAATGCGCGAGACCTTGCATCCGAGGAAGAGCTCGGACTGCGACAGGTCGCTGTACCAATGCTCGAGCGCGAAGCTCTTGTCGGTGTGCGACGTCGACGGCACGTAAGTCGTCTTGCCCGAGACCGAGAAGGCGCATCCCGTCTTGGCCGATTCCTGCGTCAGCGTCTTGCCGTTGAGTGGCATCACGTTGAACGCAGTTTCCGACGTGATGTCAGTGACCAGCAGATTGACCTGCTGGTTCGCGGCGGCGAGCGTACCCGCAGTGAAGCGAATCACGTGGCCAACCTTGAGTCCGCCCGCGAGCACCGTGACGCCCGTGGCCGTGATCGGATAAACGCCAGACACTGGCGCACCGATCGTCACCGTCGCACCAGTCCAACCGGTGACGGCCGCGAAGTCGCGACGCAGCGCGTACGCCACGAAGTCTGCGTAGGTCTTCGGCGAGAGTTCACCGCTCAAACGACCCTGCACACGGCGAACACCGTGCCGGAAGTCAGCGACCTGCATGTCGGTACGGATCTCGTTCGACTGGTAGGTCTCTTTCGTCAGGTCGACAGTACTCTGCACACGGCGAAGAGCCTGCGCGGAAGCCTGTGTCGGAGCATCACCGTAAGTCGTCTCGACCTTGTAGGCGAGCTGTTTGAACACCCCTGCTGCTGGATTCGGCATTGTCTCTACTCCCGATATGTGATCAAAAGGTCAACAGATTGATTGAACACCTGCATATCGTCGTTCCTTGAATCAGGTCCGACGGCGGCGCGTAGCACCGTCACGACATTCACACCTGCGATGGTGCCACGCTTGTAGTCGCAGGCTTTGCGAACCTCGTCAACGAGGGTCTTTTGCATCGCGTAGTCTTTGGCATAGACGTCCACTTGAACACGCGACTGAACTAGGCCGTACGCTGCCGCCGCGTCGAGCGTCGGGATCGGAACCGTGTTCAGGTGCTGATACCCGAGCGCGGGAAGCTGCACGTTCTGCGGCAGTGGTCTTGGGTAGATGCGCGTTCCAACGAGCGCGGTGATCGCACTGGCAGAACTGAGCAGCGAGTACACTACCTTCTCAGCGCTCATACCGCATCTTCTCCGAGGTTGTCACTGTCCGGCACTGGATCCGGCGCGAGGTACCCGGTCTTCTCAAGACGATTGCGCATGTACTCACGCATCACCGCGAGCGCCGCCCGATGGTTCTTGTCAAACCCGTTACGCATGAACGGTTTCGCTGTGAAGCCTGGATGATAGACCGACCGAACCGTGATGCCATTGAAAGCCAGCACCTCACCGACTCGCGGCAAGATCTCGTGCGGTCCAGACCCACGCTCTAGGATCACACCGTACCAAACGTCGGTCTTCACCTTGGCCGTCGGACGACCTTTGACGGAGCGCGTGCTGACGGCAATCGAGTCACGGAGCGTACCGGTTCGCACGAGCCCCATGTCCTCGATCTCCTGCTTGATCCCCTTCTGAATGACGACAGCGGCGGCACGAAGACCACCGCGAGCGACGTTCATGGCGATCTTGTCAGGCATCTGCCGCAATGTTTCATGCAGCACGTTGAGCCCTCGAACCTTGACCTCAAGCACTGTACACCTCACAGCGCATGCTGAGCCCGCTGTTACGACCGACGACTGCCAGCGAGGTTATCTGAAGAAGCCTGTCCGAATCAAGTACACGGATGCGCATTGACTCATCGACTCCCGCCACCCACAGAGTCGTCACCGTGATGACCGTGGTCACCGTTCGAAGCCCGTCACCGACACGTTCGACCGAGTTGTACTCGCGCACCTGTGCCCACGCGCGAGCATGCTCGACCCATGAAACGATCTCCGCGCCATACGAATCGCGCGTGACGGAGCGCTGCTCGAAGGCGACCAGACGATCACGGCTGCCGCTGATCATCAGTAGAATACTCGGTGCGGAAACAGCAGAGCCTTGGCTCCGTTAGGAACACTAACCAAGGAATATCCCTGCCCGACGACGTTGTCGCTGCGATTCTCGAACCAGTCAGTCGCTATCAGCAAGATTGCCTGCTTGATGGCCTCTGGAACTCGTGTGTAACCGCACACGAACCGAACGGACACCGCTTCGAAGTCGCTCCTGACCGTAGGCCAAGTCACTCCGTACGCTGGAACGATGTACGCCTCGCGTTGAGGATCATTCGCACCGACGACGCGGTACTGATTGGCCGCGAGAGTCTGCTCCACACCGTTCGTATCGACGTACTTGATGTAGGTCACAGACTGAAGAGGCGGCTTCGGCAGTCGAATGACGTCCGTCTCGACTCCGGCCACCGTGTCTTGCGGCCAGCCCCAGTGAATCTTCAGATCCCAGGTCTGCGCCATGAGAGCTCTGTCAAGATACGTCTCGACATACTCTCTGGCCCGCAGTATGTAGCCTGCGAGCAGCGCATCCTCATCGTGAGACAGCACGCGGCACTGTGCACGCAGCTCATCGAGCGTCACGGGCTCGCTCTGTGGACCAGTGTTCAGCACTAGGTTCATTTAGAACCGGGGCGAGTTTCCCCGCCCCGCTCCTTAGGTCACGTCAGCTCAGGCAGCCGCCTGAATGACCGGCTTCTGCTCGGAATGCCCGAGAACAGCGACCGCCGCATACAGCGATGCAGAGGCGTTGTTCGCCGGGGTGATGGTCAGGCGGATGTACCGCTTGGTCCCCCGATAGCCGATCTTGCGAACGTTGTTGTCCGCCGCGAACGTGAAGCTCGCCTGCGTTTCGGGCGCGCTGGCACTCGCCGGGTCCTGCCCGATGAGTTCCGCGTCCGGCACCGCAGCCGCGTCCGACAGATTCGACGCATCGCCGTGGTCCACCTGAACGGTGAACGTGGCGTCCGCATCCGGCAGCGCACCCGTGAGGATGACGAAGCCGGCGGCATCGTAACCCTGACGGTCGATGATCGCCGACACCCATGCCGTGTTGTCCGCGGCAGAGGCGACGGGAGCCAGCGCCGTCTTGAACTGAAGGTCATTGAGAAGATCGCGCATTGTCTTGTACTCCGTTGAAGCCTGAATCAGGTCGAGAACTTGAGGAACTTGACCGCCTCGAAGTCCACCGCCGCGCCGCCCACACGACGGATCGTGTAGAACTTGATGTACGGCTTGTCGGTGAACGGATCGCGCAGGGTGCGAACACCCAGACGATCGACGATCAGGTAGGCCGCGCTGAAGTTACCGAACGCCAGCGAGAGCGAACCCGTCGCGAGAGCAGGCATGTCCTCGGACATGTAGATTGGGTAGCCGAGCAGCGTGTTCGGCTTGCCCGCCTGCAAGGACGGCTGCCAGATGTACTGGTAGGTGCTGTCCTTGATCTTGCGCATCGCAGTGACCACCTGACGACGCGTCAGGAAGGCTGCGTTCGCCAGATGAGCCGGCTTGAACGCCGCTTCGAGGTCCATCAGGCAGTCGAACGGACCGTTCGCAGCCGCGAGGAACGCGCCGTTGGCACCCGTCACCACATGCTCGAACGTGCCCCACGCACGCGTCGCGTCGGCCGTGGCAGCCGTCGCATACGTGAGCAGACCACGCGGCTTCGACACGCCGTCGCCGCTGAGGAACGCGCCAGCCTCATCGCGAGCGAACTTGTCGGACACCTTCCCGTCCAGCCACGCCTCGACGTCGACCGACGAATCGTCCAGCATCTTCTGCGTGACCTTCGGCTGAGCGTACTGCTCGAACGCGACGATCTCGTACTTGCCGATCTGCGGAGTGTTGGTGTCGTTGCGCGTCGCGGTCTCACCGACCCACCCGCTGCCAGCCTCACCGAGATCGGTGATGCCCTCGAGACGATCGCTCGAGATGGTCTGCACGCCGAACAGCGAGCGAACCGGCGACAGTTCGTAGATCCGCTTGACGATACGACCGGAAGTGTCGGACGGAACGAGGTAGCCGCCGTCAGCGTCAACGCCGACCTGCATCGCCTTGATCTCGTCGTTCGTCATCCCGTCGCGCGACTTGCGCATCCACTTGTCGAAGGCGCTCTTGTACGCCCGGAACTCGTCGATCGTCGCCTCGGACGGCAGCACCACGCCGCGCGACAGAGCGATGGACTTGACTTCGGTGTTGAAGTCGGCCAGCGCCTTCTGCTCGACGTCGTCGGTGTGCGAAGCGCCGAAACGCTGCGCGTTGACCTTGCGCTCCAGCTCCTCGCGCAGCTCACTCTCAGCCTTGATGCGCTTCTCGAGGTCTTCCTTCTTGCCCGTCAGGTCATCGATCGCCTGGCCGAGCTTCTCCAGCTTGGCCTCCGCGAGCGCATCACGCACGGCAGTCTTGATCTGCCGGTCGTTCTCGCTCTTGAACTCTTCGAACCGCCGACCGATCTCCTGGATGGTCGACTTCAGCTCTTCGTTAAGGTCCATCGTGTTGTCCTCGTGTGAATGACTCAGAACTTCTTGACCAGTTGCCGCACGGATGCGACAAGCTCTGCTGGATCTGTCCGCTCCGAATCACTCGGACGCAGAGACTTCACCTTTGAAACGAAGGCCAGAGCCTGTGCCCGCGTGAGACCCGCTGCATCACGCAGCCATGCCTCAGCGTCGGACAAGGTTCTCAGCTCTTCGATCGACTTGGCCTGTGCGACGCGAGCAACGTCGTTGGCCGGAAACGTGACGATCGAAACCTCGAATAGATCGAGCTTCTTGATCGTGCGCTTCGGTTCGCCCTCTTTCTTTCCATAGGCGACCTCACGCGCAACGTACCCGATGCTCAGTCCGTCGAGCGATCCGCTCTTGAGACCCGCATGAATGTACTTCCCCTTCTGCGTATCGAGGGCGAAAAGCTCGCCCGTCAACAGCAGACCCTTCTCATCTTCGAGCATGTCGGTGTAGGCTCCGACCGGAATGCCGTCTTCCGCGGAACCACCGAACATTCCGCCGCCGTGCTGTAGCAGCATCGGCGGAAAACGCCCCTTCTTCTTCCAACTCCGAAGAGTTTCCTTGAACGCGCCCGGAGCGATGACGTCACCATACGAGTCGACGTTGTTGAAGATCGCTCCGTACCCGCTGAACGTTCCCTCCTTGACCTCTGCGGTCTCAGAGGACGCGAACTTCAGCTCGAGTCCGCAGTTGATATGGTCAAGTCTCATCGTCCGAATCCTCCTCAGTGCGCTTCGCGCTTGAATCTGTCCCCTCGTCACCACCCTCCGGTTCTTTCTCCGGAGTCGTGGTACTCCCCGCCTGCGTCAGTGGCTCATCAAGCCCCTCCAACGGATTCAAATCCAGCTTCTCACGCGCCTCGTTACGGGTCATTATACCCGCCGCCGTACCGCGTGCAAGATACTCCATTTGATCACGCGCAGTCATGCGCTGCAAAGCCTTCTCGTTCAACTTCGTGTAGTATCCGGCCTTGCGCTCCTCCTCACTTAGGAGCCACCGATCTGCGCTCTGTTCCAGCCGCCGCGCCCACGGACCGAGCGTGTAGATGGCGTGCGCCATCATCATCTGCTCGGCGCTGGCATAGGTAGCCGTCTTATCGGCATGCCCAACCATGATCGGCAACACGCGCATGAAACGACAGACCTCCTCGATCTGCAACTTCCGTTGCTCGAGAGTCTGCGCCTCGACGTTCGACATCGCCGTGGTCATCCACTTCGTAGCTCGGTCGAGAACCATCGGGCGTCCCGTATTCGCCGAGCCAGCGTAGTCCTTCTCCAACCACTCGCGCAGCTTGTCGCCCTGCTCCTTGGTGAGCACACCGTCAACCGACAGGAATCCGGGCAGCTTCACACCCTGACCCTGTATCTTCGCCTGCCCCTCTTCGATCGCCATCGAAAGACCGAGCGCCTGCCGTGCGAGCTTGAGGAATTCCATGCCGACGTAGCTCGACCACGACGGTCCGCGAACGTGCCACACTTCCGCAGAGGTCAACCTAAGCTCGGGGCGACCCTCCATGCGGATCTTATAGGTCGGCGGATCAGGCCAACGATACTCCACCGTGACCCACTTAGGCTCGAAGAGCAGTAGTTGGTCTATCTTCTTGCCGACCCTAGGTGTCCAGATGAATGCATTCCCGGTGTAGGCTAGGTGAAGACCAAGCGTCTCCTGAAACTCGAACGTAGTCTGTACCGAGCTCGGCATGGTCGCCAAGCGATCATAGAGTGGGTGCTCAGGCACCGGATGAATGCTGTCTCCCACTCGTTGCAGCACTTTCCACGGCAGCATCGCTATGCCTTCAGCGATCACGCGCCCACAAGCGAGGGCCGTGCTGACCTGTAGTGCGGTCTCGAGCGTGACGTCCTTGTTCGCCCACGTTGAAGACGTACCGAAGACCTGCTTGAACAGTTCAAGGGTGTCCATCTTCCGCTCGCGCCCTAGCAGTCTACTCCATAGTGTTGCCACGCTTCACTCCCAGAAAGATTGTTCGTTGCTGTACAGTGAGGCTCGCGCAAAGCACATCAGCAGACACGCCATACCGTCGATCTTGTCGGCGCTTCGCTTGCGATCTGGAGCCTTGTTCAGGTTCGCATCCATTCGCGGCACGAGGTTGGCCGCGTTCCAAGTCAATACCGGATCTCCAGCGTGATTCAGCAGTCCTTCGATGTAGGCGACCTCGAGCGCCTTGAAGCCCGGACTGTACGACTTAGCTCCCTGCGGAAACTGGAACATTGGAATCCCCTTCTCGATGAGTCGATTCGCAATGTCGCTGGCATTCCAAGGGTCGTACGCCACCTCTATCGGCTTGAACCGCTGACAGTCTTCGAGTATCTGCGCCTCGACGACGGCATAGTCAGTGGCGTTTCCAGCCGTTTCACACACGTATCCAGCGTCGATCCACTGACGATACGGAGCTGATCCACGCTCTGTTCGACGCGCTGCGGCCTCTTTTGGCACCCAATAACGTCCCCAAGTGTACCATCTACCGTCCTTAAACCACAGCATTCGCCACGCTGTCATGTCTCTGGTCGACGCTAGATCGAGCGCCGCCCAACACTTCGCGCTCTCCATGTCAGCTAGAACCACCGGACCGTCGCACTTCCGCCAGCGCAGAAGGTCAATCCACGCCTCTGCTGAAGCAGCGGGACGGTTCAGGCGCTTGATCTTGAACTCGGCCTGCGTTCCCGGCTGCGTCTTAGCCTCAGTCGCGTACTCACGGAGCTTCTCGAGCTTCACGGAGATGCCGAGTAGTGGATTCGCCTTGATCCACTTCGTCTCGTCGAAGTCGTCGTCACCATCGTCAAGCCCGTAGTACACCGCGAGGAAGTGATCCGCCTCAACGACACCTTGAAGGACGTTCCAAGCGAACTGCCTGATCTCGCTCCATGGTCCAGCGTTCTCATACCCCTCGGTCGTCGTGTACAAGAACAGGGGATTCGAGCGTGCACCCGCCGCAGAGCGCAGAACGTCGTACAACTCGCGCGTCTTGTGCGCGTGAACCTCGTCCAAACACAGGCAAGACGGGTTCAATCCGTCCTGTGTAGACGCCTTCGCGTTGATCGGCTTATACACGGAGCCTGTTTCGTAGCGCATGATAGCGTTCGCGAACGGCTCTATACCGAAGGTCACCTGAAGGTCTTCGTTCTTCTCGACCATCCGCTTGGCGATATTCCACACGATACGAGCCTGCGCGCCCGTGGTCGCCGCTGAAATCACCTGCGCTCCCTCCTCTCTTTCGAGGCACAGACACGCAAGTTGAATGGCCGCAGCCAGTGTTGACTTCGCGTTCTTACGAGCAACAGCGAACAACGCCATCGTGAAGCGACGACTACCGTCCTTGTTACGGAAGCCGAAGAGGTTGCAGACGAAGAAGACGTGAGCAGGGGCGAGAGTGATCGTGCTCGTCTCCCAACGTCCCTCAACGTGGTGAAGACACTCGATGAACCGACACGCACCGTTCGCCCACCGAGGAGACCACAAGAATGGAGGGTCGTCATCGGCCTGCGCACGCTCGAGGTCACGCAGGAAACGCTGAGCGGCAAGCCTAATCCACTTGCAAAACCGATCCGCGTTGTCATCCTGCGCCGCCTCTTCAGCGTACGCGATAGCGATCGAGACGTAGTCTGCCTCAGTCGAGCTCTTTGAGCCCGTCGAAAGCTGACTTCTTTCGGCTACCTTTTTCAACCTTCACCCTCGGTCGAGACGTCGGCGAAAAGCCCAATTCAGCTGAGGCCTTCATCAACTTGACGGCCATTCGCACCTGAATTGACACATGCGGGTTCTCCATCGCCTTGCCATTGCGCGGATTCTTGACGACCATGCCATACTCTCTGATGTGCATCGTCGCCATCGTATGCTGGTAGCACGCCGTCACCCAGACCTGTAGCACGCTGCGATCAAGCGAGCGAAGCATGCCCTCTGGAGCCTCGCGGCCGACGCGCTGCCACAGCTCTTTCTCCTCCGCACACATCCAGTTCGGCGGTGGACCAAGATCAAGGTCCGGCATCGGCTCGTCGGGATTGTGCTTCGCAGCCACAGTTCCCTCAACGATGTGCAGATGCGTCGGCTTAGGCTTGCGGCCCTTCATACTTCCTCCTCACTTCTTCCAGTTCAAAAAGACGATCGTCACGCAAAACTCAATTCCTGAGTGTGCGAAAATTTGGGTGAGCTCGCCGGTACCAGGAAGCCGACTCCAAAGAATACGACTGACCTGACATGACGATCTCTCGTCATCGTCCTACCTCCATTCTCCACCACGCACGAGCAGCTAGCACGTGAGCATCCCGCACGTCCCCCCTCCGGGGGTCGTTCGCTATCCGTCGTTCACACTCAGCGAGTGGAGTGTTGATGACGATCGTCCTCACTGGACGCAGCTTTCTCTCCCACCACATCCTCCACTTGATCGGCGCACAGACGATCACCCAGACTGTATCACCTGCCCGCTCAGGACGAGCAAGCCCCGCTAGTCGTCTGTTCCTCTCGTGCAGTGCAGCCGCGAGTAACTCACCCTTCAAGTCGTGCTCGCCTATCCCTCCTATCTCGTGAGCGATGACATCAAGGTCAATGACTTCATCACCACCTGCACGATGCTCGTTTACATATGTGCTCTTACCAGATCCGGGAGGTCCACACACGAGCATCACTCTGCACACTGGAGTAGGAAGCCATTCAGGACGAACCGACACTGGCGCGTCCTGTCGTGCGGTCTTCTGATCGTGACACTCCTTACATAGCGGCTGCCAGTTACTCGTATCCCAGAACAGAGTCTCGTTCCCTCTGTGCGGAACGATGTGATCCGTTACGGACGCAGACACCAGACGTCCCATCCTCTCATGCTGCGCACACAGCGGATTGCGAGCAAGGAAGTCCTTAGACGCCTTGTCCCATCCAGTTGTGTACATTGCTACATGCGCGGCGCGCTTACTTACCCGACGTGGAATACGATGCTGCGTGCAGCGATGCTGACCATACGGCACGAGTGCCGTACATCCTGCGGCTGCACACGCTCGCATTCCGATGTCAGGCATTGAAGCACCTTACAACGATAGAAGCGTCCGGCTTCTCTCCGTTGGACAGCGTGGCTTTGGCCTCCACGACGTAGTCAACGCCGTGCGTACCGCCCGTCAGCATGATCGTCGACTGGTTGTTCATACTGTCCAGGTTCTCCGTGACCTTCGTAATTCCCGGTGGAACTGTGTAGGCGACAGAAACGAGCGTGGCGGAGCCGGTACACACGTCCGTCCAATCGAACGTGTACAGCAGCTCCGCCGCTGGATCCTTGACAAGCAACCCGCTCATGACGGATCCGCCACCTCGATGTCCCATGCGGGGATCGTGACCGTGCCGCCTGCCGTGAGCGCCTGCGACGTACACGTAGTGACGTAGCGCAGCGTCGAGCCGTCGATGAGCGCGACGTGTGTGGCGGTGCCGCTCGTGTCGATTGCCACAGCGGACTTCTGCGCCACCGTCACCTTGCGCCCGCTCGTGTCGCCGTTCGCCTTCGTGTAGTCGCCGCCCGACATCGTGACATCGGCCAGCGCCGCCGCGAGTGCCGCAGCACGATCCACAGGCTGGCTGGAACACACGAGCATCGTTGTCGCGCCCGCCACGTAGTCCAGCGAGGCGTCCATCATCAGGTCGTTCGCCCATTTCGCCATCTCGTTACACTCCTACGTCGGTGGCCGCGTGACCGATAGCGCCGCTCTGGACTTCCAGAGTCTTGGGCGTCAGGTCCAGCGCGCCAGTTACATGATCACTCGACTTGGCCCACCCAAGTCCGCAGAAATACCCTGCGTCTTCTGGCGTCACCAAGCGAACCTCTCCTTCGTGGAACATCTGTCCAGCATGGCTGAACGTCTGAATAACCTCGATTCGCTTCATCAGTACACCCTCTTTGTAGTAGTCGCCCTAGACACTAGCACTGTTCGACCGCGCACTCGCACTGCTATCATTCGCTGCGGCGGAGCCGTTCCCATTCCAGGCATCTGCAGAAACAACTGATCTGCTAGATGCGCGTGCAGCGCATCGCTCATCAGTAAGATACCCGCCTGTGTGAGTGCTGGCGAGTCAGTCACATGTCCGTGTCCAGAATCTTGCACGAGCAGTACGAACGCTTGCACTATACTTACCGGGTCCGCCGCGTGACCGTGTAGTGCCTCGGCGACGGCCAGAATAATTGACTGCGACAGCGTAATGTGGTCTGCCACATGCCCGTGTGTCGTTTCCTGCACGATCAAAACGTGCGCCTGCGTCAACGCGGGCGCCTCCGCCGCCTGTCCATGTGTGGCTTCCTGCACGGCAAGCGTGTTCGCTTGCGTGAGCACGGGAGCATCGGCAACGTGGGCGTGTGTAGCGTCAGTGAGAGCCAGTGACAGCCCAGTCACCAGCGTCACACCGTCTACCGCCTGCGCATGCAGCGCATCGGCCACCGACAGGACATAGGCTTGGATCAACGCAAGCGCATCAGCACTGTGCCCGTGCAGCGCCTCCGCCACGCTCAGGGTCAGCCCCGTTGACAGGCTCGGGCTCTCCGCGCCGTGCCCGTGCAGCGAATCCGCGATGGCGAGAATGTGCGCCTGCGTCAGAGCCATGCCGTCCGCGGCGTGTGCGTGCAGCGCGTCGGCCAGAGCCAGCGTCGAGGCCTGCGAGAGAGTTGGGGCGTCAGGCGAATGAACGTGCAGCGTCTCCGCGACGGCCAGCACATGCGCCTGTGTGAGCCCTAGCTGATCCGCAGCGTGCGCATGCAGCACGTCAGCCAGCGTTAGGGTTGACGCTTGCGACAGCGTCGCATTGTCAGCGACGTGCGCGTGCAGGGCATCGGACACGATCAGCGTGAACGAGCCCCCACTAGCGGGCGCCCCATAGTGCTGCGCTCGCGTGCGGAAGTATCGCCCCGTGCTGTACGGGCTGCGGCCCGGGCGACGACGCCGCGCTTGATACGTGCTACCTTGCGGCGCCGCAGGAGCCGCTCCGGGCCGGATCTCGATGATCTGCGTTACGCCGTTCTTGTCGTACGCTGCGCCGGTGTTCGTGAGACTGATCGACCCGGACGGCGCGAACGTGCCTGCGTTGGCCGCGCCTGCGCACACGACCCATTGCGGATACGTGCCGCCGTGCGGGCTCACGCGAGCCGCGATCTGCGTCATGCCGGACGGCACGGCGTTCACCGTGTTGGCGAACCCACCCTGCGCGTGATACAGGGCCAGGAAGATCGCAAGCGATCCATCATCCTGCACCGTGAGGCTCGGCGGCGCGTAGGACGGGGACACGGCGTTCTGCGTGTCGTTGACGACCGACACGACGTTGCCGACCGGCGTCGTTCCGTGCGACCCGGTGAGGCGGATCGAAACTACCTGCGCAGCGTAGGACGCGGACCCGAAAGCGACGTTGACGCTGCTCTCTCCGGCTCCCGCGACCTTGTAGAGCCCGCGATAGCACGGATAGCCGACATTGAAATACGTGTTCTGGAGGACGCTGTCGGTCGCCGTGAACCCGCTGGCGCTGATCGTGACCACGTTGTCGGTGTCCACGAAACACAGCAGCAGCCAGCCGTCACCGGCTTGCAGCCCGCTCGGCGGCGAGACTGAGACGTTGCCGCTGCTCCCGCCGAGGGCGGCGGTGAACAGTTCCGGTGTGCCGTAGCTGACGCTCACGCCGGATCGAGCACGATGACGCGCTCGCCTCCCGTGGCGATTCCCTGCGTGCCGCTGTTGACGAACGGGGAACCGCCGACCGTCGAGAATGCGCCCGTCGTCGGGTCATACAGTCGCGCTCGCACGCTCGAGACGCTGAATGCGGACATAACGACAGTGACCGTCTGCGACGAGGGCACCCAGATGAGCGCGAAGCGCCCATCGCTCGACAGCGCCGGGCACACGCGGCTCGATCCGCTACTCAGGCTCGACGACACGAGCGACGTGTCCGTCTTCGGCACGAGCTTGTCCCACTCGTAAGCGCGCAGCAGCGCGCCGACGTGCAGATACTCTCGGGTCGCCGTCGTCGTCAGCCCAGAGGCGAGCGCTGCCGCTGCGCCCGCGCCTCCGCTGGCATTCGGCTCACCGAACCCCCAGATTGGCGTGTTCCCGAAGAAGTGCCCGCACGCGCCAGAAGTGACCGACTGCCACACTTGACGGCGCAAGTCCGCGTCCGTCGCCGGGTTGTCACTGTCGTAATCGCCCTCCATGAACACGAATGGCAGCGGGCCGCTGCGCCCGTACGCGGTTGCGGCTTCCGTGTACGATTCTTGAGGCACGCTGATGCCGACGTAGATCGCGTTCAGGTTGAAGCCAGCGTAGCCGCTCCAGTTCGAGTACGCGTCGGAGTCGACTCGGGCGTTGTGCGCCGTCACGAGGTCCGTCGTCCGGACCGTTCGCATCCCGGTGACGATGTTCCATTGCTTGTCACGCTCGCCCGTCGTCCCGGCGTAGTCGCCACCCATGCACCAGATGACGTTGCCCTGATCGTAGCGCCGCGCCAGCCACGCGCCATACGTCTGCAAGTCGCCCGCGCTCTCGGCGGTGATCTCCGTGTTCCACCCCTCTTGACCTCCGCCGTAGCCGAGGTATGCGGGATTGATGACGCAGACGATCCCGAGCGCCTTCGCTCGGTTCACGATGAAGTCCACCGTGCGCCAGTAGTTCTCATTCGGCGACGCGAAGTCCGTCATGCTCGTGAACGGGTCATACCCGCTCGCGTTGCGGTACGCCGGCGACTGCGACGAGAAATAATGCTCGATCGCGTTGAACAGGATGGCGTTAAAGCCCTGCCCCGCCCGAGCCGAAAGGTACTGGTCAATCTGCGCGTGCGTGCATTGCACCGCGAGCGACCACGGCGTGTCACCCATCAGGAACATCGGGCGCCCGGACGGCGACACGAGCCGACGCCCGCTCGCCGTGATCGGAAAGCGAGAATCCACGCTCGAGCTCACTCCACGCCCGCGTCCCATAGCAGTCAGGTGAACAGGTCGAGCGCGAACTGATGCAGCTGAATCGAGTTCGAGGCGTTCGCTACGCTCCATGTCGCAAACAGATCCACCGTCTGTGCTGCCGTTGCGTCAAACCCGTTACCGACAGCGGGCGCCGCGTTGTACGGCAGTACATGCGCCGCCGCGCCACCAGCCGTCGGAGCCGGAGCACCGATGACCGCGTGCGAGCGCCAGTATCCCTGAGCGAGCAGCGTCGCGGCGGTACCCGCGCCGATGCTGCGGCAGATGAGTTCCCATTCCAGAAGCCAGCCGACGTTCGTCTGCGCGGTCGTGTTCAGTGTCATGGCGCCCGAGGACGCAACCACGATGGAGCCGAGCTTGAGGTCGAGTGTAAGCGTTCCCGGAGTCGTGACGACGGTCGAGATTCGACCGGCCGCCCGCACCTTGAGTGCCTTACCTACCTTGTCGAAGAAGTAGCTTGGCAGCGTGAACTTGCGCGACGACGGCAGAATACTCGTCGGCGTCGTTGAGTTGGACAGCGCGGTGCCGTCTTCGCCAGTGCACAGCACGCGCTCCAAGAATCCGTCACTCATGTGCTCACCTCATCTATTAGTGGCGGCGCATCGTCCTTGCGGTCGAAGCGCTTGCGGTTGTTACCTGACCCCCATCGCACGCGGGACCTCCCGCGAGCCAGCGCGAGGCATCGACTTCGTGCCCAGATCGCGATGGGCGTATCATCAGCGCGATGGTCGTGCTCCGCGGCGCGTACCGCCTCACTCGGCCATCGACCGTTCAGCCAGTCGAGATGGCGACGCACCGTCGCCTCGCGATCTGCGCCGGCCAGCACGCGGCTTCTATCACCCACGTCACGCTACTCGCTGAAGACCTGCTCGAGAACGTTGCGAGCGTGCGCGCCACCGTCCTCGGTCGCTCGCGACGGCGGCAGGTTCTCGTAGAAGTTCGGCGCCGAGTAGACGTTCAGCGCCCCGCCGAGCTGCGAGACCTCGACCGCAGCCTCGCGCAGCATCGCCTCCGCCTCACGTAGTGGTACGCGATCCGGATGCGCAGGCGGCAGCGTGTCGATTAGGGGCAGCAGACCCGCTGCGGCTTGCTTGTACTCCGCGACCTTCTCGGCGCAGCGCTCGGCAAACACCCGAGCGTCCATCAGGAATCCCTCGCCGGCGCGCAGCGGGCCGCGATCACGCCGCCCACCGTCGGTTTCGTGAGCCTCGCACCGTCGAACACTGCGAACTCGCCCGCGAGCCGCGTACTGCACGCGGCGCCGAGCGGCACCGTGCCGACCTGCACGAATCGCAGCGTCCCGTTACTGTACTGACGAAGCTCGTAGGCGATCGTCGCGATGGTGAGCAACGTCGGAGGATTGGGCTTCGGCTCGGCAATGGATCGCTTGGCGCAGCACACGGGATCCGACTCCGCACCGCCCTGCGTGACCGTGATGGCGCGAGCGCAGAAGTCGCCGAACGTACGCGAAACACTCACGCTGAACGAGGTGGCGGGCGGCGGAACGAGCTGTTCGCCCTCCTTCACCCCGAAGCTCGGCGTGTCAGGGGCGCCCGTACAGGTGCCGACCTCGACGCGGATGTGCTTGATGGCGGACTGAGGAAGCGGCGTACCGTCGGAGTACTTTGTCGGCAGCGTGTAGGAGCCACCGATGGTGGCGGCGCCCGCCGAAATCGGCACGCCGACGCACAGAACCAAAGGTACCAGCAGGGCATAGCAGCTCGGCCTCACTCGCTGCCATGTGGACGACAACCAGACCTTCATCCGTCGCCACGCGGACGACAACCAGTCTACTGCGCGCATGAATCTCTCCTGTGAGCTAGGTGTGACGCACCAGCAACGATCGTCAAGAATAACGATGCGCTGATCTGTGCGCCGAACGTGTGCCAACCGCCGCAATCAGGGTACTTGCGCACTTGGTAAAAAGCAAGTATACGCGCGCAACCACCGCCACACCCTGTAAACCCCCCTGATCGGCGCACAATGAGCGCATAAAAACTCGCGTGACGTCCAGTAGAATTTCCGGTTATGCGCCGATGCGCCGATGCGCTCATTGAAATGGATATATATACATGTGTGATCGTAGCGCGCACATAAAGGAACATCATCTACATATATAATCAGCGCATGCGCCCGCGCACGCACGCACGAGGGACCCCCTGACTTGCAACAGAAACCCGCTCCGGGTATGCTGACGCCGTCAGTGTGGTGCTCAGCTTGTTCAGCCGGAAGGCGTTGAGCCGGAAGATCCTCCGTCCGCAGTCTCGTAACTGACGGGAGGATCAATCATTCCGGAGGGTCCACGTGGAGCCCAAGATCCACGACGGTCATTTCCTGGCGATGGCGGGTCTGGTGCAGACTTGGCCTCCATCAGGATGAGCCGGCGGTAGAGCTCAAGCTCTTCCCCCGAGCAACGGCATCTCACTGACATGACTGCCGCCGACTCATCCTGATGGAGGCCCTCTTTATGCCGCTGTCTCGCCATCGCGCTGCGCCAAAGAAGATCAAGCGCGCGAACACAGAAGACCTTAAGACGCTTGCCGTCAACGACCTAGAACGATCCGGACTGTCCGCCAAGGACTTCAAGACCCTTGGTCTCGAGATCCTCACCGCCGACCAGACCGACGACTACGTGGGCGAACCTCGCGCCTCGTATCGCATCCCCTACTTCGATCTATCCGGTAAGCGCACCGCTTACTCGCGCGTCCGCTTCCTCGAGAACCACACGGGTCGCGCCTTCAAGAAGGGCGGATCGTTCCGCTACTCGCAGCCGTTCAACTCCAGTCCTCATCTGTACTACCCCCCGTACTTGGACTGGAAGAAGATCGCCAAGGATCCCAGCATCCCCATCCTCCTCACTGAGGGCGAGAAGAAAGCCGCCAAGGCGTGCAAGGAGGGCATCGCCTGCATCGCGCTCGGTGGCGTGTATGGCTACAAGTCGTCCAAGCGACTGCAGGACCTGATCCCTGAGTTCTACGACGTCGTGTGGAAGGACCGCGAGGTCGAGATCTGCTACGACGCCGACGTCATGATGAAGTCGGAGGTTCGTCAAGCTCTGTCTGGTATCGCATTCGAGCTGAGCCAGAAGTTCACGCCTGAGGAGATCAACTTCGTCTTCCTCGACGCCGAGACCGTGGGGCCGAAGACGGGACTGGATGATTTTCTCGTCGCTCATGGGGTCGACGAGTTCCGCGCGCTGCCGCGCCACCCCTACCGAACCAACTCCAAGATCCAGATGCTCAATCAGCGTCTGTGTTACGTCGAGCGCGTCGGTCGTTTCTACGACATCAAGACGCGTCGCTTCTACGGCAACTTCAATCACGTCCGTGAGGCGTTCATGAACGCGGGCGAGGAGATCGTCGACGGGAAGCGCACGGCTCTGGTCATCGATCTGTGGGGACGATCGAACAACCGGAGGGCGGTGCGCGACGTTA